AGGTCGGATTGGGGCACCACTGCAGCTGATGTTGTCTCGCGGGTGGTGGCAGAGTGTTTGAGTAACTTCTGCGCACCAACAACAATAGCTAGCACTCCTGCGACAGCCCCGAACACCTTCGCGTGTTGCTTGAGGGGGCTGAGGCGTTGCTCCATCGCCAGGGCCAGCATGCGCAGTTCGCGGTGTGCGTTCTGCTTGGCCAGCTCAATCTTCGCGTGCACGAAGCACTTAAAGTGGTGGGCGAGGAACTCTACGATCATAGTCCGACAGACGTAGACGGGACCAAGGACATGGGCGCTGGCAAAGATCACCATTGCGCACCACATTCCAAGGAACTTGTAGAGTTGGAGCACGTACCAGGACAGTGTCAAGGCCCCTCCTGCGACCTCAGTTAGGCTCTGAGGGAGGAACTCGGCTGCATCACCCGGGTGGGTGGGGTACAGCAGGGGGTCTTCGGTCTGATCTGGCTCGTCATCGTGCGTGTGCGGAGACACGTACGGGAAGTCATCGTCTTCTGGCACCTCGGGGATGGCGACGTCGATGCCCGAGGGCTCGCGCCAACCATCTGGCCGGATGCGCGTGCAGGAGCAAAGCGTTTCGGGGCGGTAGCAGCTGCCACACACCTTGATCGCAGCCATGTCCTCGTGGGCACGCATGAGAGATGCTTGTTGCTCGACGTGGTCCTTGGCAGCGTTAGCGTACCAGACCAAGAAGTCGTGCACATCGTCGTAGACTCCGATGATCTTGTGGGCGGCACGTTGCGACGAGTTGCCCTCGCCGTGTTGCACCACCTGGCAGACCTCGATGTTCCAGTAGTTGTCGTACGTACCGGACGATGCCTTGTTGAGTTTGGTGGGGTCCAACATCTCGGGAGAGTCGATGCGGGCAAACTGCAACTTGGGACGAAGCTTGATGACGAACGGAAGCCGGCGTTGGATAGCGAGCGGGCAACCGTAGTTGTGGGACGCGTTCATGTCGGACGTGTTGGACGTCGCGACCACGAGCTTGGCCATGACCGGAGTCCGGCCCTTGTCCTCCAGGCTAGCCTGGTTGGGGACGAAAGCTGTGTTGTTCAGCACCTGGATAACCTCCTTGATGGTGGGGTCAGGGGTGGTGAAACGCGTCGAGAGTGCGGCAACGTCGTCAAGGATTAGGCACCACTTTGAGGTGGCGAACCCGCTCCAATAGTCGTCGTTGAAGTTCCGCGTGTACTTGTACTCCGATGCGACTGGATGGCCGAAAAGTTGTCCGTAGTACGTGAAGAGGATCTCGCAGAAGTTGGACTTACCAATGCTCGACCCACCGACGACGAGAATGCCGAAGGGGGCCGGGCGAGAGGCTTGTGCTGCCTTCTTAGTGAGGAGCTCGTCGCGGATGTAGCCAAGGTCCTTGCATAGGCCACGCACGAGACCGTACTCGCGGGCTTGGTTCGTGGGGATGTGGCGGAGGATGGCAGCGCCGTGCTCAATCGCGTGGTCGAGCTGGCCCTGGTACTCGAAGAAGTCGAAGCCGACCGCCTCAGCATTGCCGAGGAAGTCCTGCTTGCCCTTAAGATCGAATACGGTGTCCACCCACTCCTGATACGTCGTGGTGTTGTGCAGGAAGGGGGCCCAGCTACCCTGTTTGACTGCCTTCGTCATCATGACACAGAATAGAGAAACTGCGTCGAAGAGACTATGCCAGAAGCCAAGGTTGGACCCATGCGCACGACGGATGGCCTGCTCCTCAAACTTGGTGTACCCGATGGTGTCGAAGGAGACGCCGAGGGGCTCAAGGAGGGAGCGGCTCAGGATGTGCAAGAAGAGCTTGTAAAGTTTGCCCATAATGGGCAGATCGCCGATGTTGGTCAAGAAGTCGAACCGCTCGCGCAGCGCAACAAAAAAGTCCTCGGCGCTCTGCGGCTCGAAGGCGGTGGACGCTTCAGTGCCTGCTGTTCCCGCCTCGCTCTTGAAGAGGTTCATGAGCTCGGTGGTGAAAGTACGGGTGGTCAGACGTGTTAGACTCGTCCCGAATAGGCTGCTGAGTAGCGCGGAAAGCGCGCAGGTGTAGTCGACCATTGAGTCGGCGTGTGTCACCTGCCACGCGAAGACCGCGCAGTGTTCCATTTTCTCCAGCACATCAGTGCCATCGACGCCCAGGGTCGAGAGGAGGAGCTTGGCTTGGCCGAGGACCTCATCGAACCAACTGGTGTCGCTGTTCTGGGGCTGGAAGTGGTGCGCCTCCGCCAGGACCAGGTTCTCGAAGTCCTGGTGGAGGTTCCACGTGGGGTAGTCCTGCTTGAAACGCGACCGGATGGTGCGCAACAGCACGCACGCCTCCCGACCCTTGAGAGGCTGGTAAGCGCGCGAGGACGTGCGGTTTGCATAGTTACCACTAGGCTGGTTGTTGGGGCTTCCAAATCGTTGTGTTGCGGGGCTTCCGCTTCGCTTGTTCTTAGTCCACTCCGGAGTATTTGTGGTGCTATCCGGGACAGAGCGCGTGATCTTCGAGAGGGTCACGTTCTCCAGCATGTTCGTTAATTGGTAAAAGGACTTCATCATGATGGGGGGGGGCGGGATACTGCATCAACCGCCGAAGCTCCCGGGGGGAGTGCGGTGCGCGCGAGGAATTTGCTCCTCACGCCGCCAG